TAAAAAATCTTTGTTCCTTTTCTTAGGTACTCAATATATCTATAATAAACAAAATCCTAAGAAAAAAAAACGGACCGAGCTCGGTCCGTTTTAAGTCTAGCATTGACTATGATAGAGTATACTAAACAGTGCTATGATTCATTCGCTAATTTAGCAAAATAACTCAAAGTATCATCCTCTTCCGAAGAAGATTCAGGTTGTGCTTCAGGTTCTGAAGGCATAGCTACACTAGGTGCTGCGGTTGCCGGAGCAACTGCTTCTGCTGTAAATCCAGCATCTACACCAAGTACACGATTCAATTTAGCTTTAAGCTCATCATAAGATTTAAAATTACCTGGATCGGTAAACTCTGATAGACTATATATTTTTTTATATGTTTCTTCTAATAGAGTATCATCATTATTATGTAGTGCACTAGATGGTGAGAATTCTGACTTATCATAGTTTACCCAACCTTCTACTTTTCTGATTTTGATTTTAAAATCAGCACCTTCCCAGAAATCAAAGGGATTAATTGGCGCTTCATCAGCGAATTGAGGTTGCATAACATCCATGACTTTATCAAAGATTCGTTTTCCATATCTGTAAAGGAATACTTTCCCTTCATTTTGTGGATTTGCAGGATCAGAAACGACTAAGACATTTGATACATAGTGTAGGCGTCTTTTCCTTTCCCTTGCTGTTGCTTTATCTTCATCACGGCCAGTATTCCACAATATTGAATTAGCTTCAGATACTGGGTCTTCTTGACCAATTGAAGTTAAGCTATTCTCGATATACCATAAGCCAGTAGAACCTTTAAATCCATGATCCCAATACCTTACCCAAGGAAGATCTTCACCTTCTTTAGCCGGTAGGAATCTGATCACGGCATAACCGTTTCCTGCTTTATCTCTGGTTGGTTTCCAAAACCTATCATCGTCATATGACTTTCTTTCGGCTTTAGTAGACACAGCTTCTGCTGCTTGTACGAGTTTGTCGATTGACGAGCCTCGTGAGCTCTTTAGATTTGCAAATGACATATATTTTCTCCGTATTGCAATGTATTAAGACGTAATTGTCTTTTCTATTTTTATTTCTGAAATATCCACTTTATTCATAATATATATTATAACACATATGTGTTACTTTGTAAACCCTTTTGTCAACGAATTTGTCAACGAATTTGTTTTACTTCTACAAGATTTTTACGCATATCTCTTAATGCGGCTGTTACATTTACTGGTCCCTCTGCCATAGTATCTCCTATTTGATTTTTGCTACTTTCTTAAGTGCATCTTGCATTATTTTGCCATCATCAAAGTCAAGATATACTGCAACATGGTCTTTACGTTTCATCATACGGAATTTAACACCTTTACCTTCCACAGCACGTTGTATTTCTTTTGCGCTGTCAACATCGGTCTTAAGAACTGCACGTGGCTTCTCTAGTTTAGTTGCTTTACCACCAAGTACTCCACCCAATTCAGTAGGTAACTTAACATTAAATCGACCAACTTTAGCCTCGCCGGGAGCAGGTTTTGCGTTTGCACCAATCCATTTAGCTACTGCAGCTTTCATATCTGCGATTGATGTGTTATCATCAACTGTTAATACAGTCTCATTACCTACTACTAATGCGTCGTCATCCATGTATGGTTTACCTGGATCTCTACCTAACTGTTTTTTAAAATCTTTATAAATGAAATTCATAGTTGCCAATTCATCATGGGCATTCCACCTATGATTATCTTTTGGTCTTGCTTCGTTTATTAGTGTTTTAAAACTTTTCATTTAGAGTCCCTCTTTTTCTGGCCATTCTGGATCTACTATTGCATCTCCAAGGTCATACCAAACATCATCAGCTTGAGCTCTTAATTTTGAGGTCATAAATTTTACAATAGCTTCAGATGTTCCTGAAACAACCATTGCTGGATCTTTTTTTAGATCATAACTATGAATTTCTAAACCATCAAACATACTAAAATCATGTTGACCACCAATTCCTATTTTTTTATGTTTCTTTTTAGGATCTAATATTGGTACTCCATTAATTTTTGTAACTTTTGCTTCGTTTATAGGTTTTTCAACCTCTGGTTTTGTATGTCTTTCGACTATGTCTTTTAATATTTTCATCTTGATTCGGACTCCCACCCTTTGATTATGTCTTTTCTATTTTTATTTTTAAAATATCTACTTTATTTATAATATATATTATAACACATATGTGTTACTTTGTAAACCCTTTTGTCAATAAAATTAAACATTTATTTCGATTAAAGCTTACAAATGGTTCATATTTCTCGATCAATCTACGAGTATCAGGCCATATAATGGTATCTGATATGTTCTTAGACTCACGATCAATGAACTTAAATATGGTATTAAGAATGACAACAGTCTCTAAACTAATCTCTTCTTGCAGCCATAACTTTACAACAAGAGGATGTGCATTATCATTCGCTTTAAACAAATGATCAAATGGCACATTCTCTTCTGTTAATCTATTAATATCAATTGAAAACACACGATGGATGCTTTCTTGAATTCTTTTATGGTCTTTATAATTTTGTTCAGCCTCGCTGTCCATCATATCACCAACGTATGTTTCTGTATTGATGAATTGTGAAACATAGAAATCTTTTAATTCTCCGTTATATTTTTTGGCCAATTTAGCAAAGAAATACTTATCCTTGCGTTTAAAGAAAGAGTTAGGTGTTACGTTAGACTTAAAGTTGTATTTAACTGCATCATAGTTAGTCTCGAAGTGTAGCTTTAATGCGTTATACAACTTGTATGATTCAAATGGATCGGTACTCATATCGGTAGCCTATTGCCCTTTGCCACTAATTGTTCTACGGCTGTGGAGAACCGTTTCCTTGTCATAATTTTTTGTTCTAAATTAATCATAATACCCTAAGTAGTATGCAATCGGCATTGATTCTACCATTAGGAACGCTAACCTTTGTAGTTAATGTATCCCAGACTTGTTTGTCGATTTGCTTTATTGTTTTACTTAAGATCAATGGAAGTATATCGGCTGGCTTTCTCAAAGTAGTCACTCTACTTTTCTCGCAAATATTCTTTATGGTAGTACCACTTACCTCAAACCCTTTACTTGAATTTGTGCTATACTGAGTTAACTTTCTATTCTTAGTATTATACACAAACAGAACTTCTTTACCAGGAATCATTACAGGGTTTACCGACATTAGTTTTGCGTCGATATCTTCAACCTTATACTTAAGGGTTTTTACCTGTACATCAGAAGCTTTAGGCTTCTTAACCCCTGGAATTCTTGCTGCTTTATTAGCAGTCTTTAACTTATCAAGATCTTCGAAGACATTTTCCATAGTGGTCATCATCTTCTTTAGATTTGTTCTATTGATATGCGAAAAAGCTTCTACTGCTTGATCACATGTATTATCATAAGCATCCTTAACTGGCGCATACTCTTGTTCGACCATTGCCTTAAACATATTAAGCGCTGAACCTTTTAAACCATATTGCTTAAATAGCTTATATGCATCAAAGGTAGGTTTAAAATCACCTTCTAACCATCCATCTATAACTGTATCCCAGTCATTCATAATAGTCTCAAGTATTTTTGCCTTTTGCCTTTGTTGAATACTAACAACAGGCTTTGCTGGTGTTTGTTCTGTGATATCTTCTACAGCAGCAGTAGCATTTTCATACAGTTCTTTAAGCTCTGCATTGTATTTCTCAAACTCTTGTCTGTTATACTCAAAGCCTCTATAGTATATCTTAGCGACTTTACCTAAAGATCCAGTGAGTTCCCAGTCTTTGAGCTTTTTAAGGGTTTTGATTTGGTCTTTATCATATTCAAAGACCTCTTCAGCAAATTGTAACACTGTAGGTACATAGTCCTTTGGGTTATAAAAGTAGTTATACCAATGAGCAGCGTTTGACCATAAGACATGACGTTTCTCATTCTTTAGAGTTTCACCTTTTTCAAAGATTGGCTCAGGACCCATATATTTATCGTCAATGGTTGCCCGATTCTTTCTCATACTTGTTCTTACTTTATTTTTTTCTGCCATAATCCTATACTCTTTCGTAATGATAATCCTTGATACCGCTAACATAATTTTCAGCAACGTCTTCTGCATACTGCTCACTATGACCTGGGTACCATTCGATACCTAATGACTCTCCATCGATATACATACGTATACCATAATATGGATCATCTGCAAATGACCTTAGCACATCGGCTTTACGGTTCGCAAAGCTTTCTGAACCAGTGTACTCACTGAGTACCATATATTTATTTGACATTGCCGTTCTCCCACATTTCCTTTAGCTTAATGTATGACAACACTCGAATTTCTTCTCGTGATAAATCTGGATGTTTCTCTCGCAAATCTTTGCGAACCTGATATTTTATATCAGAATCTTTTATCAATAGATATGCACCACCGCAAAGAAATACAAATACTACTAGTGCTACCAATGTAAAAATTGTTGATAATATTTCCATACTATTTTCCTATATATTCCACGTCAAAGGTTTCATTCATACTGGTAAACTATTTTTCTTTTTCATTTTAACCAATTTAAGCTCTGTAGCTTCTTGAGTTAATTTCGACTTTAAAGCAGGTGATAGGAGCTTCTTAACGTTCATATAATCCATTCCTCTTTCTTCTATAATGTATGTCATTGATTCAATATAGCTCATGTTCTTTTGTGAAACTAAAACTTCAACGGCTGTAGTAAACCTTTTTTTGGTCATTATTTTATGTTGTAATTCTTCTATTACCATTTATATATACTATTATATCACACTTTAAAGCAAATGTAAACATTTTTGTAAAATAGGTGCAAATCCGTTTTCAAACCAAAATAATATGATACATACTAGTATTATAATTCCAGTCCATCTAATTAATTCTGTTAATGATTTCATAATTTTTCCTTTAATAAAATATCGGGGAGTTTCCTTGGTCTTAATAAGGAGTTAGGATACGCAAAGAAATCCCCGACTAAAATACTTATAAAAAGTATTTTTAAATTCCATCTCTTATAAATGCATTTACGAGTTCTTTCCCACTTACTACGTTTTCCATATTTAACATTATAACTTCACCGGTAGATCTAATTGTTCTTTTGACACTACCATCATTATATTGTATATCCTCAACTTGACCGTCAGATCTACCTTCTGAATACCACAATGAATTTAAACTATGACAATGAAGAGATTTAACCTCTATTGCCCATACTTCTGCAGCAATTTTATTTCTTTGGTATTCTACTATATCTTTAAATTTGGTCATATCAATGTACCTCCTTAAATGTACATTGATTCTCTTTAACCAATCTTTTTTAAATAATGCCATTATGCTACTCTATCCGGCTGAGCTGCGCATCCAGTCCATCTCCCATTCGAGTTCGTCTTTTTCGTTATCTAGATCTCTTTTCTTATCTTCAAAAGGTTCAACTAAACTATATATGGTAGATTCAAGCTTATTAACGGCTTCACGAACTTCATCGATTTTCCATTCAAGTTCTTGTGCATCAATACCATTTTCTTCGGCTAATGATTGTATCTTTATATAGATATTCATAGGAACATCATTATATAATATCGCTGAAGTCTCATCATTAACATTTCTGATAACGCATTCTAGATCAAAAGACTTATCATCTAATAGATCTATTTTCTTTTGTATATTATTTGACATACCAATCTACTCCTCCGAAATACATTCGGTTAAAATTCTTTCCAAGCTTATTAGAAATTTTGTTAATAAACCTCTTTCTAGAAACTAGATAAACTAGGAAATCTAGGAAGGATACTTTAACGCCTAGACATTCTTTTTCTAGTGTCATAAAATCTGCTACGAACATTTTAATAATCTCCATCTGCAAATTTGTTTGCGTTATATGCGTCCATTATTGAACTACCTTCTAGAAACTTAGCAATATTTTTATCAGAATAATACATGTTTTCTGGTCGGTTAAAGTCTAGATTACCGGACTTAAGATACCAGTTGACCTTTCTTAGGTCTTTAGCGATCTTACGCTCTTCTTTTTTACGAGCCTTTTCAGCAGCTTTAATCTCTGCTTTACGCACGTCTAATTTGACTATTGATTCTTGGAATTCTAATTCCTCAACAGTTGTGCCAAGCTTTTTTGCCTTAACTTTTAAGGCTGCTTGTCTAATTAATTCGATTCTTGTCATACTAACTCCTCAGTTATACACTTTTATGTACATTTAAATGTATATATTATGCACTTTTATGTACATTTAAATGTATATATTATGCACTTTTATGTACATATAAATGTAACATTATGCACTTTTATGTACATAAAAGTGTAAAAAGTTACGATTTGTTACGGTTATAATATTCATTTTATGTCTTTTCCCATGGATAGCACCTACCAAATAGGTCAAATTCGGCTCTTTTAGCTTCCATTTCAGAGGGATATTCCCCTTTCATAAATTGTTTTGCGTGAACCATCTCATGTGCGAGGGTCCTCATTTGTTCATAATAAGATTGATCTTTAGATATAGTGATAAGAGCTTCTGTTCGATCTCCTTCACATAGGCCTATGGCATCACTATATTTTTCAGTCATTCTATTAATAAAAGTAATAATAATCTCACCAGTTTTTCTACGGGATAACCCTAGCTTCTTTGCTAGATTTAGTATATATTCTTCTACCAAATCTTTTCGCCTACATGTACCTTTTATTTCCACAAACATTAGTATATTACCTCCTGCCATTGCAATGGCCCTGCTTCCTTGGAAACCTTTCTCGCGGTTTCTAATACAAATGCCCTGTACTCAGGGTCCTTGGGAAGCTTGGCTGCCCACTCTTCGTAGGTACCCCAAACAGAAGGGAATTCCTTGCATCCCAGATTGTTACAGCAATGGATATCAAGGACAAAAACGACCGCATCTTGAACGCGATCAAACCCAGAAACGATATAATCGGATCCACCTTTAAATTTGAAGTAATCTTCGCCTTCGCCAGGATTATTACAGTTATCATTTTCTATATATTGGGTGCTTATTACAAATTTCATTCTAACTCCTCAGTTTTTTTATTTTGAATATAGGTATATTATATCACACTTTTAAGGGTTTGTAAACAGTTTTTTTAGATTATTTTAATATATGTATATAACTTAAAGTTATATCAACTTTTCTAGAATAATTGGCCAAAAACTATTATAGATACTAGTAATGAATAAGTCCAATCAAGGAGATACATTGAATTCGTCCACTCGTAGACAGAGAAACCAATTACAGATGAACCAACAACGCCAAAGACGCCTAATCCGATTAGCACAGGGAGCTTATAAACTCCTAGGATTATCAGAAGTCCGGCCAGTACAATTAGAGCTATTTCCACTAGATCCGCAATTAGAGGACGAGGGCGCTCCGCAGTCTGCACATACACTTTCTTCCTGATCGATTGATGTACCGTCAGCCTGACGACCCACCCAGAGTTGAAACACTGCCCAGCAGCCGAATCCAAGACTTAACACCAAAATGGGGAGAATATAACT